GCATCATACTGAGTAGCATGAGGTAAACCAAATACTGATGAATCTTCCCAAGTTGTTCTAGTAAATAAAGAACTAGCATTAGTAGTCCATATAGATGTATCTTTAGTTGAGTCTAAATAGTTATATACTACACATCTATCGTTTACATTTGATGTACTGGTTGGATAGAACCAGGTAATCTCACCAAACAAATTATTAATTCCTGCATATACTAATTCATTAGAAGTATTATTTATATCCTCATAGACATAATCTTCTACTAGACATTGCATAGATTGTAATTGACCCGTGTATCTAAAAAACCCATTATCAGACATCCAATAAGCCGTACCATCAACTTCAACAGCTGCATTCTTACCGAGTAATCCACAGTTGGTTCCAACTTGTTCAAAGGCAAATGTAAAAGGTGTTCCAACAAATCTCATAGTAAACATAGAACTGTCCGTCCAAATGTAAAGAGCATTTCTTCCAAGTTTAGCACCCATGATCCGTGAACCATCAGCCAATCTTTGTGAACCCGCACTATTGATTGCTGTCGGTATATAATCATTAATATTTTCTTGAGAAGAGAATCTTATAAACATATCATCTTGAGTAGTCTTATCTCCAATTGTAGTTTCGGTACCAAAAAATACTAAGTGTCTATCCGGTGTTGATACTAACATGTCACGGGAAGCTGTTGGTGCCCCTACAATAATTGTTGCTCTATTATCTGTTGCATTAGTAGCATTTGCATCCCATTCAAAACATTCATTGTTATAAATTAAAGCAATTAAAGTTCCACCTAAATTGTCCAAGGACCATAGTCCTGGATCAATTGTTGAATCCGTGTTAGCTGCTGGTGAGCCCCAGCCTGTGTAAGATGAAGTATTAGTTACTGTTGCACTAGTTAAATGAGAAGCAATTGTTGTACCTCTAACCCCTCTAGTAATACCTGTAAGTATTAAACCTAAAACTCCAGTATAAGATATTTCTTCAGACCCTATTTGAATATAGTTTGTACCTGATGTAGGTAATCCGGTTACACTATTTAAAGTAATCTGTGTAGCGGATCCATTGTTTCCATTAGTGTCTGCTGCAAGTGCTCCATTTAAAGTAAACGTTAAAGCTCCTGGTTTTATTCCTCCAAATTGAGATATACCCCAACCATAAGCTCCTAGTTGTTCTGCTGGTCCTACGTGGTAGTATTGAAAATATTTAATTCCACCTGAAGCCGTAGCTCCGGATCCAGTTTCCACACTAGCCATTGTGATAGTAATGGTTGTAGCTGTAGGTGTTGAAGTGATCATATATTTTTTTCCATCAAAATCTGCAGCTACATAATTTGAATTTGTAATAGTAGTAAAATTACTAAATAAAATAATATCTCCTGTAGTAAAGGTGTTAGCCCCAACTGTAATTGTTACTAAAGCTGAACCGTTTGTAGTAGTAAAAGCACCTGTTAAAGTGGTACCTAATGGATTAACTAAAGGATGAATATCATAAAAGATACCTCCAGTATAAGCATATAAAATTCTGTTAGTGCCAATGATTGAATAATTAATAGAAGCATTACTAACCATATGGTGTTGTGCTCTTGCAACACCGGTTAGTTTGCTTGTCCCTAATTGAGACCAGCCCCCTATTTTTTCTGGAGTACCATATCTAAAACGTACATTCTCCCCACCTGTCCACCTATTTTCAGCACCCGTTGATGTGACTTGTTTATTGAACCCTGGTACGAACCCTATTTTTTGTAGCATATAAAATCCTGTTTATTAGGTACTATATTAGATTGTAGGTAAATTCAACCTACAAATCCTATTACTACTTAGGGAATTTTGCTTTAACTGCTGCTTGGTCTACTTTCCAACTATCTATTCCGTCGTCGTGGATTTTTTCTAGTTGAGATTCCCAAGTACCGTAAGCTTTTCTTCTTAAATCTAATATTACTCTAGCAACAACAGCGTCATTAATTGTTAGACCCCATTCTTGACAGTATGTAAAATCAAATCCATCTGGTACTGCACTTAATAATTCTAAATCATCTTGTGTATCTTTAGCCAGTAACAAAAAAGCATTGCAGCTTGGTGTTTGTGCTATTATTCTAACGTCTCTTGCAATTGGAGTTTCAACAGTTCCGAAGAACGTCTCCCAATTACTTGCTTGTATCTTGTATAACTTCATCTTCTACTCCTATAAGTTCTATTTTTAATCGAGGGTTAATGTTTCCTTCAAGAATTTTTGTTTCTTTAGGGATTAGTCCTATACCTTTTAATGCATTCCAAGTATGAGGATTACTCATGGCATTTCTTAATTTAGCTGGAGAGGGTCTGCCATTCGCAATCATTTCCGCTTGTATCTCTCTACCAATATTTACAGTAAATTCATTTGCTGCATTGGCTTCATACATTTCTTCATCACTGTAACCGGGTATTCTTGTTGGTTCTGCAATGACATAAAGTTCTTTTAATAATTTATTTAAAATTTTAATCTCTTTTTTGTTAAGGTCAAATGCTTCTTGAGCTGCCGGTTGATGACTTATGCCCTCTAATATTTCAGCTTTAAGTTCTAATATTTCATGTTCTAAACCATGTCCACCATTCTGTAGATGTTTTAATTTAGCAACTTTAGCTTGATCTTTTAAATTTCCTACTTCTTCAAGTGCTGCTGCTCTAACTCTACCTTCAAGAAATCCTTGTAAAGTTTTTATCTTTTCCCAAGGTGTATCACCTATTACTTGGTACCTGTAATTAAATTCCGTATTTAGTTTTGACGCCATATTTTTTCTCCTTTATTAGTTTATGTTATTTTTTACCATTATTCAACTTATTATGCACTTTGTGAGTACCCTCCACATGCGTTACCATTTCTTGCAGTTCCTACACCTGTAACATCTGCACCTACAACTCCTAAATTAGTTACTAAATTTTTTAGATTGGTAACACCAGAAAGCAAACCATACGCAAACACAGCTTTATCACCACCATATCTAGCCGCCGCAGGTTGTTCTCTAGCTGTACCGACTCCTGTTCTGTCGGCTGCTATTACACCTGAACTATTTACTAAATTTGATATATTTATAAAATCATCATCTCTACCATATGCAAGCATAGCTGTACCACCACTTCCATATTCAGCTGCTCTGCAAGTAGATCTAACATCACCTACACCACTAGCATCAGATGCCATAACTCCTACATTACTTACTAAATTTTTAGTATTTACATTACCGTCAGTACCATTAAATCCATAAGCAAAAAATGCTTTGTCTCCTCCGTATGAAGCACCACATGCTCCTCTTCTAACTTTTCCAGTAGCGGTAACATCAGTTCCAATCACACCAGCATTAGTTACTAAATTTGTCATTCCCCAATAGCCACCACCATCACCACCAAAATAAATACCTTTATCATTACCGTACATAGAAGCTGCAATTTCTGTTCTTGCAAAACCAACTCCAGTACTATCAGCACCTATAACACCTGCATTAGTAATTAAATTTTTCTCATTTGAAAGACCATCAGAGTGATAACCATAAGCATTAACTGCTTTATCATATCCGTATGTAACAATTGCACTACCAGCTCTAGTTGCACCCGTTCCTGTTGAATCTGTTGCAATAACACCAGAACTATTACATAAATTTTTAGTATTAAGATAGCCACCACCATAACCATAAGCAAAAACAGCTTTTTGAGTTCCTGAGGTATCAATACCTGGTTTTTCCACTGTATCATCATCTAATGGAATCCAACCTTTAGTTGCTCCAGAATAAACGATGTTAACAGTTTCACCTGATGTATCATATTCTACTGTATTAGTATCATCATCGCCCTGATAGTTTAAACCATTGCTGTCTATTATAATTTTGTTTGTTCCCCATGTTCTTAAATAATCCACGAAAACTATTTGATCTCCTGCTTCTGCAGAAGCAGGTAAAGTAATTGTACAAGTATTAGATGTTGTATTAATAAAATATCCATTACCCGCTTCTGCTGTTAAAGTTGAAGCCGTGACAACAGTTGATACCCAGTTAAGTCCCGATGCTGCCGCAGCTATCGTTCCTGAACTTCTTAATATATTGTTTTGTACTATTCCACTCATAATTTATCCAAATTCCGTTGCACCTAATTCTTGTCTGGCTGTACCGACACCAGTTTGATCTGCAGCAATTACTCCACTACTATTTACTAAGTTTGTTACATTAGTCATTCCACCTGGTCTACCATAACCACAAATTGCTGTTTGAAATGAACCAAGACTAGCTGCAGTAGAGTAACCTCTTGCAGTTCCGACACCTGTCACATCAGCCGCAACTACACCACTACTACTAACTAAATTTTTTACTGATATTACAGAAGCTGCCCAACCATATGCGAAGAATGCTTTATCTCCACCATATGAAGCTGAAGATTTACCATAACTTCCTGTTCCGACTCCTGTGGTATCTGCTGCAACAACACCAGAACTACTAACTAAATTACTTACATTTAAAAGAGAACCAGTACCATAAGCAATAATAGCTGTACCAGTTCCATATCTAGCACCTTGCGTACCACTTCTAGCAGTACCGCCACTAGTAGTATCAGTTGCCACTACTCCTGTATTACTTATTAAATTTCTTGCTGTGGTATAATCACTAATATAACCATAGGCAAATATTGCTAGATCATCACCATAACCAGTTGAACC